GGCGCAGAAGATCCGGCACGATGTCGGTCGCGTCGGTACTGGTGTAGTCGTAGTCCCGGAGCGAGAAGGCCAGCTCAAACAGCTTCACGCCACTGCGGCCGACAAAGTAGCCGCTCTGGTCGATCTTGAGTGCGTCGACGGACTTGCTGCCCTGGGTGCTGCCGCCCTTCAGGTTGAAGTTGGTCGGCGTCAGGATCTCGTCGAGCGATGATGCGCGAGCGGAATACTCGGCACCTTGCGCGCCCAGCAGCAGGCCCTTGAGCGACAGCAGCCAGTTGATGGTGTCGACCGGGCCGCTGCCGATCGTGCGGTTGATCGGGCCGGCATCGCCGACGAAGGTCTCGTCGAAGCTGTCGTATGCGTCTGAGACCGAGCCCCACACGCCATTGAGACCAGCCCACCACATGCGCCCTTCGTGGATCTTGACCGAGGTCGGCCAGCCTGACGCATCGGACCATTGCCCCTCTTGCCAGATGCTTGTGGCCGATGTGCCGCCCAGGTCGACCAGCACCTCGGCGCCGACAGACGCCGCGCTGGTGTAGTCCGTCACCCGGGCCACGCCGCGCACGCTGCCGCTGCCGATGGTGAGCGTCATCGTCACCGAGTCGGGGGCGACGCGGGTCGTCAGATTCAGGCGGTAATAGACGATCTGGTTGTCCAGCCCATCAGTCACCGGGCCAGATGCGTCGGCCGTCCACTGATAGGGCGCGCCGGCATTTGCCCATGTCGCGTTGTCGTATGAATACTGAAGGTCGACCGTTGACGCCGAAGCGTTGCCGCTGATTGCGATCGAGAAAGTTCGCGCTGTCGTGATGCCGGTAACTCTGATCGAAGCAGTTGGCGAGCCAGATGCAGAAGCGGTCGCTGTAACTTGCTGACCGACCGACGTCAGGCTGAACAAGGCCCCAACATGAGTTGGCCGAAACACTGCAACCGACGACGTCAGCGTGATGTTGCCGGTGATGGCGCTTGCAGTGAGCGTGGTCGGGCTGGTGTTCTCAACGTTGAATGGCCCGTCAGTCGGCTGGTACAGCACCACCGACCACGAACGAGCTGCAGGCCGGGTGCCGCGGCGCTGGATGATGCGCTGCTGTAGGTCGGCGCACGCAACATAGACCGAGTCGCCAGACTGGTCGGGGCGTAGGTTACCGAGGTCGCCGGCCGCGTAGGGGACAGGCAAGCTCACAACCCCAGCCGATTCGACGTTGACTGAGTTGACCCAGACCTTGCGCGCCATGCGGGAGAAAAACCGCACATTGAAGTCGCCGGTAGGAACAAACGACAGCGAGTGCGTGCCGGTGCCCAGCGAGGTCTCGCCCACGTAGTCGTCATCGCCAGCGGTCGATCCCACCCGGATGCTGACCGGGCCGCGGGCAATCTCAATGCGCAGTGCGTGCTCGACGCTGGTCTCGACAGTCGTCACCACCTGATCACGAATCGCCCGCGCAGTGCCGGTGCCCACCAGTTCCATGTAGCCAGGCGACACCCACTGCGACACGGCCCCGGCTTCGTCGTTGTCGGTCCAGCTTGTGATGTCGGTCGTGAAGCTGCCATTGACCACCGCACTTGTGACCGCCGGTCGAGTCAGCAGCGTGTCGTTGATCCACACGCGCATGAAGCCGTCGGTCATCTCAAGCAGCGCCGTGTCGGTCGTGCTGAAGATGAACTTCAGGAGCTTGGCCGCCGCGTTGCTCAGGGTGCTGCCGATGTACTGCAGGCCGGGCCGCAACATGGCCGAACCAAGCACACGCGGCATCCAGTTGGTTTGCGTCTCAGCCGCCATAGCCAAGCGCTTGACGTCCACGCGCGCCAGCCCCAGCCGCGACACGAGGCCGCGGTTGAGGGCATAGAGCGAGAGGATTTCGCGCATGTCAGCCGATCAGGTTGCCACTCTGGCCGCCGCCATCTCGACGGTTCGGGAACCTGTTGCGAGACAGGGACCAGTTGCCGCGGGCCGGAAAGCTCGTCGGCTCAGCCATCGCCGCCATGCTCTTGGCCTTGAGCAGCAACTTCTTGCGCAGCGCCTCGACCTTGGCCGTCTCGGCTTCGCTGTTGGTCATGCGCAAGATGATCTTGCTGGCGAAGTGGGCCTCAACGAACTCGCGGAACGATTCGGGCCAGGCGTTGAGGTCGCCGCCATAGGCCGTGTCGTCGGACACGTACCGAACATAGAGCGTGTCCAGATCGCTGTACCAGTAGCCGCCCTCGTCCCAGTAGCGAGTGAGCGGCGCGCGGAAGTATTCGTCAGCGCACAGGCTCGACGTCAGCACCCAGTCGCTGGGCTTCTGGAAGGCTCGCGCATACCCGAACGACGGCTCGACGCTGGGGTCATAGTCGATCTGCACGGTGCGCATGGCGAAGTTCCACTGCCCGTATTCGAGGCAGGTCTTCACGCCGTTGCTGGCCCACACGCGATCGAGCAGTCGACGCGGCTCGCGCTGCTCGGTCAGCGATGACAGGAACCGCTCGCCGACCAGCAGCAAAGCGCCGTTGTAGATGCTGAGCCTGTCGGTCATGACTTCACGCCGTCGCGGTCGTGGTCTTGAGGTAGTTTTCCAGCCAGACGTTGGCGGCAGACTTCTCGGCAATGCCTTCTTGGATCACCGCGCCGTCAGCCAGGCGCACAACAACATGCTTGCGCTGCGGGCCTTTCCATTCCACCTTGTGAGTGATGGCGCCCACCGGCACAGTCAGATCGGTGCTGACGAACTCGTGCAGCTTGGCCAGAAAGGTGCGGGCGTAGTTGCGGCCGACGTCGAGAACGATCAGCTCTGCCAGCCATTCGCCCGTTTCGAGTCGCACGTCGATGCGGTCATAGACCTGCATGCGCGCGCTGGTGTGCGCCCAGTAGGCCGGGTCAAGCACGTCTTGAATGGTCGTGCCTTCTTCGGCGTTGACCACCCAGTCTTGCCGCATCTGCTCGGACAGGCCGATGCGTTGCGGGTTCAGGATCACAGTGCGCTTGGTACTCATTCATCCACTCCTCAGTGGGTTCAATCGAAAAACGGGCGCCACCCCTTTCGAGGCGCGCCCGCACTGCCAAAGGCCGGAGCCTTAGTTGAACGTCGACGTGATCAGGGTGCCCGTCGAGAGCGAGGCGCCGGCAGTCGACACCGACACGATTGAGCCGGTGAAGGTGATGACGGACGATCCGAGCGAACTGAACTGGTTGCCCAGCACCAGATCGCCGGCACGCATGCCGAGGTAGAAGCCGTCGCTGAAGAAGTTGCTCGCCGTCAGGTCGGTCGTCAGGTTGGTCGACGAGTAGACCCACAAGCCGCCGCCGCCGCCGCCCGGTGCATTGGCGTTGTTCGCCGCGGTGCTGCCTTGGGTAGACAGGAACTGCGTCGAGCCAGGCAGGGCAGGGTTCGTGGCAAAAGGCGCGACCAGTTGGCGCGGGGGATTCGCAATGCTCGAAAGCTGCGTGGAACCGAAGTAAGCCATGGTGGTCGCTCCTTAAGCGTAGGCAGAGCCGTCGTGCGTGATCGAGACCACACCAGTGTTCTGCAAGAGCAACGCACCCATGAACGCGCTGGCGCGAGCCCACGAGTAGTCCTGCTCTTGGTCGTAGCCGACCGGCGACTGCAGGCCGCCGGTGTCCATCGCTTGGCCCACAGCGGTCTTGTGGTACAGGAACGACTTCTCGGACGTGGTGCCCTTGCCCGGCAGGTTGGGGTGCTCGATGATCAAGCAGTTGCGCCAGCGGTAGGCCATCGGCTTGTCCTTCCAACTGGGGTTCTCACCCGCATACGGACGGACATCGACGTACTGCGCATTGGCGAACTCGGTGGCCTGCTCAAGGTAGGCCAGGAACGAGGGCTGGCACAGCAGTGTGATGTTGCTGTCCCACGGCACAGCGGCATTCGACAGCTTGACGCGGCCGTTCTGGAACAGCGACACGTTGGGCACGGTGCCGGCCGCGCCGATGGTGACGGTGCCGGTGTTGAGCTGGTTGATGATCAGTTCATCGATCTTGCGGTTCAGCACGCCCATGGTCGTCATCTGCATGGTCGACCTTTGATTGCCCTGTGACGCAAAGACGTTGAAGCCGGTCTTGCGAACGAGGTCATGCCATTCCTGCAGCGTGCAGGTGTTTTGCGACATGCTGTCGTTGCGAGCCGGGATGCGACCGTTGAGGCCGCGGGTTTGGGCCGCTGCGCCACCGGAGCCGGCGACGAGGAACACCGCCTGCTGGCCCTTGATGACGGCCTCGGTGGTGACGGTTTCACGAAGCAGCGACTGGTGCTGCTCGAACGCCTGGATGAACTCCTGGCGGTACTGGATTTGAAATGCGGAATCCGAAATTTTGGGTGCCTCACGAAGGATGGAGAGAGGTTTTGTCAGAACCGTCGCTCGGGGTATCCGTGAGGCTGTTCGCCCAGGGTGTCCAGTTAAGGGGCTGGGCGGCCCGCCTGCGGGGCCTTGCTACTCGGTAACGTAGGCCGCACTATGCACCGCGCGCATGAGGCGCGGTTACTGCGATGTGAGTATGTTCAAGCTGCCTGGCGCGGCTTGAGTTTTTCCCGCGCTGCGTAAAGCTCGCGCAGCCGCGTCTGAGACTTCTCGTCTTTATTGTAGGCAGCCCGGTCCGTTCGCATCATCTTCTCGATCGTGCCGATCTCGTCGTCCACACCCTTGGCCGGATCGGCATGTGCGCCCGGCACCACCACGCCGGCCGGGTTCTGGATCAGGGCCAGGCTGACCAGCAACTTCATCACCTCGGGGCTGTCGCCAATGCGCTTGCCGTCAGGCATGCGGGCATCGAGCACGGCTTCCTTGAGCGGCTGCGCGGCAGCACCGTCGAGCAGTCCATGCACGAGGTTGATGTTGCGCCGGAACTCGCCGCCCCACTCCTGGCGCAGCGTGTCCTCACCTTCGACCACGGCCTGCGCATCGAACTCTGCGCGCCTGGCATCGGCCGACTGCTGGATGCTCTTGACTGCCGCCAGCGTAGCCTTGACCTGCTCGGGCGTCTGGTTGGTCTTGTGCGCCTCGGCCAGGATGGCGGCCAGCGGCTCGGGCTCAAACCCGACAGCGTCCTTGCCCAAGTCGTACTTGTCGGCCGACTCGGGGATGTTGTTGGCAGCGCGCCATTCCTTGATCTGCTCGGCCGTCGCGTTCTTGCCCAACTTGGGGGCCAGTTCACCGCGGCTGATGCGGTTCTGGGCTTCGATCAGTGCCTGGATCGCGGCCTCGGGTGATGCGTAGCGCGCCAGCCGGCCAAGCACCTTGGCGTCGTCCTTGCTGACGGTCTCGCGCCAGTTGTCGGGCCAGATGCCTTTGGTCTCTGGCTTGGTCTCGGCGGCAGGCTTGGCGCCTTCACCGGCACCAGCAGCAGGGGGTGCGGCGGCAGGCTTGCCTTCACCAGCGGCAGGCGCGGCACTGGGGGCGGCAGCGGCCGGCGCTGCTGCGGGCGCGGCAGGCGCAGCGGCTTGCCCCGTGGCGGCAGCAGGTGCAGCAGCAGGTGCAGCAGCGCCACCGGCAGAGCTACCCTCGCCGCCTTCATCGGGTCGGTGCAGTTGAAAGAACTTCTTGATGAACATGGTTCAACCTCCTCAGGTTGTTCAGGCGGCCAGCTTGCTGCGCAGTTCATAGCCCATCAGCGGCCAAATCTTGGCGACGGCGTTCTGGCGGGCGATCTTCTGGCCGATCTCGGCGTTGAAGTTCTCGGGCGATGCGCAGGCCGACTCACCGGTGACGGTGAAGCCGTTCTTGAGCACCAGCACGCAGAACGTGAGCAGGCCGAGCGACAGCGGCAGTTCGACTTCCGACTTTTCGTAGGCTGGCTCAAACGGTGGGTTTGCGCCGAGGGCGCCGTCGCCGGCTGTGAAATACCACTCGCTGGCGATGTTCGCCTGGATGTCGGCCGGCGTGATGCGCGGCGCCACGTTGGCGCCCTTGGCATGGATCTCTTGCTCGATTGCTTGGTCGGTGCTCATGTTCTCTTTCATGGGTTGGCTGAGTCTCGAAGCGACGAAAGGTCAGCATTGAACAAGCCGACGATCAGGTCGGCGACGAAAAGACGGCCCAGCGCAAAACAGGT